CTCCAGCTTCTACACCCTCTGAAACTATTCCAGCATATTCATTACCTGTTTCTTTGATAATATCTTTTAAAAATTCATTCATTTTTTTCCCCTACTTGATTGCAATTGCACCAACGAACATATGATTACGCCAGAATGGTTGTGCAGTTTTAAATCCAGCACATTCTAACATATCCTGCAACTCTTTCCAAGTATTAGGTTTTAACATGTTCCTTAATGTTTTTTCTTTTTCTAAAATATCTGATGCCTCAAAATGTTTTCTTTTATAGTCATAAAAATTAAAAGTTATCATTTCTTGTAATCTTGAATCTTCACAAACTGTTTTTTCTGCAAAGATAAAAGCACCACCATGATTTAGTCCGTTGTATATATTTTGTAATACATTAAATCTATCCTTTCTAGGCATAAATTGTAATGTAAATATTGATGTTACTAAACTACAATTTTTAAAATCATAATCACGAACATCTTTCTTTTTAAAACTAACATTTGCCCAATCATATTCTTTTTTAATTCTTGTATATCTTGCGTCAAGTTCTGTAAAGAAACTAGGTGCAAGTTCTATACCAACATAATTAGCATACTTGCAAAATGATTGATTACCTTTTATAAAGGCCTCTGTTAATTTTCCTGTTGAACAACCTATATCAATAACATCTGTTTCATCCTCTACAAAGTTTCTAGATAGATTAATTACATCTTCTAGTAAATTTGTATATCCACGAATTGAATGTTCAATATGGTCATCAAAACCTTCTTCTCTTTGAGCAAAGGTGAAATCATAATTTTTAGACATAATTCCTACTCCAATTTATCTTGCCAGTATAACTGGTCTAACATGTTTTGTCAACACTTTTATTGTATGGTTTTATTACTTTATCGTACACAGACTCAGCAATGGCTTTCATCATTAAAGAGGGTACCATCCTACCACATCTTTCTATCTTTTGTGACATTGAGCCTGTTAGTTTAAAGTCATCAGGTAATGACATTAGACGTTTTATCTCATTAATTGTCAATCTTCTCTTTTCGATAAAATGACAAACATCTGCATTTGTAGTAATTGTAGGGGCAGGATGATATCTAGACATCTTCTTAACATTGAAGTGCCATCCTTTAGGGTGGTAATCATTTCCCCCTAATACCTTATCTGGGTCATCTGGCATCAGAGATGCTGTATCTTTATAGTGTGCAGAATTTAACCATGTGTCGGTACACCATTTAACTTCCTCTGAATCTAACTCTAATCCGTCTAATGCTTCTTCAACTGTAACTATCTCTCTACTTTCTTCTGGGAAGATACTTGCAATATTCATAAATGTTAATCCTATTGCTGAGGTTACATCTTCACGAACAGCTATAAAAATGACACGCCTTCTAGATTGTGGTACTCCAAAATGTGATGCATTTAAAATTTTATATGATACATCATATCCTATCTTTTCAAACATGTTTACAATTTCATTTAATTTCAACTTGGCTTCTCCTGCCAACAATCCTGCTACATTTTCGCCTATGATTACTTTAGGTTTAATTTCTTTTGCAACTCTAAGATATTCAAAAAATAAGTCTTCTATATTTTCTACTACTTTATTGTCTGAGTACTTTTTAGTTTTACCCCAACCATCAGAATGTTTAGAACCAGACTTTCCTAGTGTACCACACATTGAAAATGCTGAACATGGTGGTGAACCATCTAGTATATCTAACTCTCCTTTTTTTAATCCTGTAGTTTCTAAAAAATCTTTTCCTGTAAGTTCTTTAATATCATCTGATAATATTTTTGTGTCTGGGTAGTTTTCTTTATATGTAATTCTTGCTTGTTCTACAAACTCATTAACACAAAGTATATTTCCACCAGCAAGTCTATAACCTGTAGATGAACCACCGCCACCAGCGAAAGTTGATATGACACTAAACTTATTTTGTGCCGATGCATCTTTTACATCCTTTAAGTTATACTTTGGATATTTCATCTAATTATTTCTATCTCACTTTCTGTTAATACTGCAACTCTTGCACCGCAAGATAGTAATGTTTTATCGTTACCACTATAAACTACTTTAGAAGGTCCCTTTATATCAACCTCATGACAGTAAGTATTTTTTCTTCCTTGTTTTATAGTTAATACAGGATTATTTTCATTATTTTTTTTGTTGGCACGAATTACATGCTGGTTTACATGGATATAAGTTTTCATATTTTATTATAGGGTTTAATTACTTTTTCATAAATTGATTCTGCAATTGCTTTCATCATGAGTGGTGGTACCATTCTACCACATCTTTCTGACTGTTGATTAAAACTACCTGTAAGTTTAAAGTCATCAGGTAGTGACATCATTCTTTTTGTTTCTTTAACTGTAAATGTTCTGGGTTCATGCCAGTGCATTGCTCCACCTGTTGCTGTAATTGTGGGTGCAGGTTTATGTCTAGATGTTTTTTTCATATTAAAGTGGTGACCTTTAGGATGATAATCAGCACCTGTTTCTACTTTGTCTGGGTCATCTGGCATCTTTAACCAAGTTTCATAATGAGAAGTTTTTTTAAATTTTTCTATTAGTGTATCTGCTTCTTGTCTGTCCACTTCTACATCACTTAAACAATCTTCTAATGTAACTACCTCTTTACTTTCATCTGGGAATAAACTATTAATATTCATAAATGTTAATCCTATTGCCTCTGTAACATCCTCACGAACAGCAATAAAGATAGTTCTTTGTCTTGTTTGTGGTACTCCATAGTGTACAGAATTTAATACTTTGTATGATACATCATATCCTATTTCTTCAAATGTATTTACAATTTTAAAAAGATAATTTTTTGCTTCACCAACAGTTAGTCCTTTAACATTTTCAGCAATAATTACTTTTGGTTTTAAATCTTTAGCTACTCTTAGAAACTCAAAGAATAAATCTTCTATGTTTTCTACTTTCTTACCATCAGAGTAATTCTTAGTTTGACCCCAACCTTTAGAGTGACTACCTTGTACCATTGAACCAGATACAGAAAATGCAGAACATGGTGGTGAACCATCAAAAATATCTATGTCACCATACTTGTTAAAATCTTCTGCAGTAAGTTGTTTTATATCATCTGGTAGTACAGGTGTGTTAGGATAGTTTTCCTTATATGTATTTATGGCTTGTTTGACAAACTCATTTACACATAATATCTTACCACCTGCAAGTCTATAACCTGTAGATGAACCACCGCCACCAGCGAAAGTTGATACTACTGTAAACTTTTCTTGTTCAGAAGCCTTAACAACATCTTTTAAATTGTATGGTTTATATTTCATAAAAAATTATCTAATGTAGATGTATTATTTAATTCGTGCCAATCTCTATAAACATCTAACATTCTACTCCTATTTTTAAAGTTGATTTCTCTATTATTTAGCAAAGTTCCAAACAGCTTATTTACGCCACTTCCTATTTGTAAATTTAAATGATTTTCTACTTTATCTATTTCATTGAATTCATAAAATCCATTTCTTACATGATGTTTTTGACACGGTTTATTTAACTGTTCGTGGTTGTGTCTATAAAAAAATTCTTTTACTGCAGTTGTTAAGTATGGTGTTATAAGTTTTTTATTATTCATTTCTGCAACTTTGTTGTGCCACACATAACCAGCTTGATTTTCTTTTTTAAAATAATCATCTCTAAACTCATCAAAGTTATCACCTTTATAATGTATCATAGCTTTTTTACTTAACCCATAATAACCATCAGCTGCCCAACCTGATAAAACATATTCTTCTTTTATTTGTGGGTAGATGTATAAGAATGGAAATGTGCATTCGAATTGTGTTTTCTTTTTACATCCTAATCTAACTAAATTATGAAAATCATCTATCAATGTATCTGTTGGTATAGTTATACCAACGAATCTCCAATTTCTCATTTGTGCAATATCTTTTGCTTTGTTGTAATCATAAGATGGTTCATTTTCTAGTCTAAAACTATATGCAGTTATTCTTTTTCCAAGTCTTTCTGCTGCGAATGCAACAGAGATAGAATCAACACCACCAGACAATAATACTGCAACTTCTTTATCTGGTACAGAATCATCTACTTCATTTGTTAATATTTTATCTATCATTAAATGGTCAAACATATTTTCATTTGGTTTACCCTTGAATATTGCATCCCAGTTACTTGCATAATCTTCTTGGTTAACTTTCAT